CCTTCACGGCTGGTAAGAACCCTATTTCCATCAACGGCTCCCCATTTTTGGAACAAGGTAGTCAAATCTTAATAGAATGTTTGGACGCCCAAGGGAACAATTTGTTCATAGAAATGGCTAAGTATTCAGATGATGGGACGCCAGGAAACACATATAAAGAAGGAACTGCTACTGTAGTTTCTGTTCATGTTTATGGAGATACTGCGGACGGCGTTGGAAGAATAATCATCTATGGAACTTTAATTGATGGTAGAACTGTCAAGTGGCTTCAAAATGTAGTCATCAATAAAGCTCTAAAAAATCATTCAAGAGTAAGATTTTATCAAGCTCCAACATTACAAGTTAATTCTGCCGACCTTCCTGTTTTGAGTTCTGATGTATCTCAAAATTTGGTTAGTAATGTATTGTTGACAGGAACAGTTAATGGATTATCCGTCAATCCTATAAAAAATACAAATCAGACAACCATAAATAAAGCCAATGTTGATATTGATTATAGACTTACTTTAACAAGTCCTCTGTTGGATTCTACTCCTGATGTTAGTGGTTTCAATTCTCAAATGGTTGGGGCAACTATAGTTTTAAACATTAATACGATACAAGACCCACTATCAACCAATAATGTTCCTGTATCACAGACAGCTTCATATTCAATCAAAAATGTTATCAACAATACAACAATTCAGATTGACCGACCATATTACTATTTGGATGGATACGGTAATCAAACTGTAACAAACATCGTTGATGCCGACTTTTCTGTTGACTATCCATTCATCAATTACAATAATTCTACGGCCAGTTATCAAACTACAATCATCGGTGGTGTAGAATATGTTGTCAAACAATCTTATGCCGATGTGTCTTACACAAACATCAGAGCATTTTCCGGTTACGTTGCTAGACATAAAATATACAGAAAGAGTATGTTGTCTAACGCAGATTATTCTGTGATTGCCGACGAACCAATCGAACCAAATCAAGTATTGATAGACTCTCTAACACAGAACAAATACTATGATTTATTAGGTAAATTTTACAACGATGCCCACATTTCACGTTACTGGCTTACAAGTTCAAATAATATTTCATTAACTCATACTCCAAGTTATGCTGTGGATAGTATGTTAGTATCTTCGCCAACACCGCCGCCTGGCAATGATTATTTGATAGTTAAAAATGATTCATCATTTATAAACAGAACGGCTCAGTATGTTCCATTTAATGAAACCGAAGTTTTAGCAGAATCGGGGTCATCATATGATTCAAACTTCATGGAGTTTAATGGCAACGTCCAGTATTCAATTGATATATCAACAGTCATTCAAAAAGTCCAATCGGAAACCGGTGCTACATTGGCTTTTTACATCACAAGTTCACATCCAAACGCAGCATTAGAATCAACTTACAATCAAAATTTTGGTGTAAAGATTGCTGAAATATATGCCAGTCAAAGTGGTTCGATTGCCGATTTTACAGATTCATACACATTCTACACTCCACAGAATGATTTTTATGGAACGTTGGTGATTGTTCCAACTCTTTGTAATGCCTATCTTAAAAACGTCTCTATAAGCGTTTATGGTGACGATGGATTTTCTCCTGACATTTATTCGACAAAGATACCGTGGCCAATTAGTGTAGCAAATGAAACTTTTGAAATCAAAGCCGAATTGTTTGATATAAATAACAATTTGCTTTACTCTGATTTATATGCTTTCCAAAACTTCGACCCATCAGGAAGCACATTGGTTCCATACATCCCTGGCGGTGGTGGATATCAAGATTTGCACGTATCAGGTAGTTTGTATGTATCACAGAGTATCATCGTTCAGGCCGGCGATATCTATCTTCCAAATATAATTGCTAGACCAGGCGCACCAGCAATAAGTCAAAGTAGATTGGTATCAGTGAGAGCTGATGGTGCTTTGGTATTTGACCCAATAGTTGATATCAATGGTGATAGTCAATATTTATATCTCTCCTTGGGTGATGGAACTAATAGATTAGCCACCACAATTACTACAAGAAAATCCCTAACATCAGAATACGATACCTTAGCAGGTCGAAAAATTTATTGGGTGGCTGGTGTTAAGACAACAGAAACAAGTCCATAAACTCATGTTATTATAAATAAAATGACAACATTCTGTGAACTATATAATACAAAGGATTAATTTATGGCTAGACGTAAGTGGAATTTAAAAACAATTGAACAGGTGGTAGATGGGGAGAACCCATTTATACAAGTCGGTTATACTCCAGAATCGGCAGCAAGAAAAGAAGGTGAGACTTGGGAAGATTCCAAGGGTAGAAAATGGCAAAGAAAAAAAGGAAGAAATGTTCAACTTAATTCTTGCGACACACCATTGCTTGATGCTATAAACAGTATGTGGAAATGTTCTAAGTGTGGAACCAATGTCAGACTGTATGGTGATAGACTAGACCAAAAAGTGTTTCCAAAAACTCAAATGTGTTATGAATGTCTCGAAGCAGAAGAGATGATTTATAGAACAAATGGAAAATGGGAAGAATACGAAAAGATGAAAGTTTTAAGAAATCATCGTGGAGCATTAAGAGACTTTAGAAATAAAGTTTTGGAATCCATAGACTTTTTGAGTAAGGAGACAGGCAAAATCAAAGAGACTGTTCCTCTAGGTGATGGTAAATTTGAAGAAATTGTGTTTTCAGGAACATCGAATCCACAGTGGTTGGAAGATGCTAAAGCAGACTTGGTAAAAGTTGATGCAGAGTTACAAAAAATTGATAAAGAGATAAAAGACTTTGAATTAACATTAGCAGTTTAATATGGCAAATACCCCAAATCTACGAGACGTAATCCGTGAAGAAACGAAGAAATGCATGGAAGACCCAATCTATTTCATGCGTAAGTATGTAAAGATTCAACACCCAAATAGAGGAACAATTCCATTTGATTTGTTTCCATTTCAAGAAGATGCCATGCAGCATTTTCATGATGACCGTTTTCTTCTAATCCTCAAATCTCGTCAATTGGGTATTACCACGTTGGTCGCCGCTTATTCTCTATGGTTATCAATTTTCAACAGTGATAAGAGTATCTTGATTATTTCAATCAAACAAGAAGTTTCAAAAGAAATTGTAACCAAGGTTCGTTTTGCTAACGAACACTTACCATCATGGTTGAAAGTTAAGGAAACCACCAACAACCATATGTCACTTCGTTTTGAAAATGGTTCTCAAGTTGCCGCTACTTCATCATCAAGAGACGCAGGACGTTCAAAAGCATTGAGTCTTTTGATTATTGACGAGGCGGCATTTATTGATGAAGCCGAAGACATTTGGACTTCTTGCTTTAACACATTGTCAACCGGTGGACGTGCCATTGTTCTTTCAACTCCTAACGGTGTTGGTAATTGGTTTCATAAAATGTGGGTCAATGCTGAAAAGAAAAAGAACGATTTCAAAACTCTTAAATTGCCATGGCAGTTACATCCTGAACGTAATCAACATTGGAGAGACGAACAAACAAAACAGTTGGGTGTAAAGGGTGCCAATCAGGAGTGTGATTGTGACTTTCTATCATCAGGAACTAACGTAATTGATTTGATGATTCTCAAAGAATATGAAGAGAATCCAGAAATGGTTCGTGATAGAATCGAAGCCTATCGTGGCGAAGAATGGTGGATATTCAAACAGCCAGAAGAAGGTCATAGTTATATTACCTGTTTACCAACCGGAGAATTTGTATTAACCAATAAAGGAATAAAACCAGTAGAAACCATTTCATATGAAGATAAATTAATAGATAAAGAAGGAAATGAAACTGATATAGAAGACATAAAAGTGAGGGAATATGATGGAAAAATATATGAAATAACACCATCAAATACTTTTAGAACTACTAAATTTACCGACGAACATCCTATATTAGTGAGCCAAAATTCTAAATTAAATAGAATGTATAAAAAAAATGATGTGAACTATAAATTTAACCAAAGATACTGGGAACATGATTTTAAATTTATAGATGCTAAAAATGTTAAGGTCGGAGATTGGATTTGTTATCCAAATAGATATGTTATACCAAACGTATTTTATGATAGCATATGGGGAATTCCTTATGTAGATAAAACTAGATATGATTTCTATATTAAAGAAACCCCATTATTTAAAACGGATTTTTGGTGGTTTGTAGGAATTTGGTTAGCAGAAGGCTGGGTTTATAAAGATAAAAAAGGAAATATATCTATACATACTTGTCATAACTCTAACGAAGTAGATATTATAAATAAATTGAAAATAATTGTAAAATCTTTATTTGATAGAGAACTTATTATCAGCACTCCTAGAAATAATACGATATACTGTGAATTTAATTCAAAACAAATAGGACAATTTTTAGAAAAATATTTCGGAAAATATGCCGGTGGAAAATATATAGATGAATGCATAAAATATATACACGATGATAAGAAAAAAGAATTAGTTAGAGGATATATAGAAGGAGATGGATGTATATTAGAAAATAAAAGAAAAACGAAATCGG